AAAGCCAGTGACCCAATACTCAGTCTGATCAATTTGGCACGGCTACGCAAAGTTCCCCTGCGCAAGCAGTATAACATGAGTAGCATTGAGCATGATTGGAACACGGTCAATCACGTAGACCGTTGCTTGAGAGCATATAAGCATGAAAGCGCCCTGTATGACTTTACAGACATGTTGCAAAGCTTCATCGACACAGGGCATCAGTTTTGTCCACGGTTCAATCTCTGTTTCCTAGACGAAGCGCAGGACCTGTCTCCCATGCAGTGGGACATAGCCCACCTGATCGAAGCAAAAACTGACAAGATGTACTGCGCAGGAGACGATGACCAAGCCATTTACAAATGGGCGGGCGCAGATGTCGAACACTTCCTTGGACTTGAGGGTGGTTCCGAAACACTACAGCAATCGTACCGCATCCCATCTAGCGTCCACGCCATAGCAGAAACCATAGCCAAGCGCATACGTCACCGTTATCCGAAAATATACAAACCTCGCGAGGAACGTGGGCAGTGTTCACGTGTGGCACAGGTAGGTGAACTAGACATGAGCGAAGGCTCGTGGCTCATCCTCGCGCAAGCAGGATACCAGTTGCAGCCCGTCGCCACAGACCTGCGGTCCTTCGGATACCTGTACGAATACCGCGGATCACGGTCCATTGGGCAGAAGCTTAGTGACGCCGTCAACGGATGGACGGACCTGCAGAAGGGTAGAGAGATAACTATTGACACAGTTCGCACTATATACAGTTACATGTCTACAGGCAAACGCGTCGCACGTGGATATAAAAAACTGACCGGAGTACCCGACGACGAACTGGTCAACCTTGACGATCTGCAAATCAAGCATGGCCTCATCGCCACCAAAGACATGATCTGGTCCGAAGCAATGGACCGCATCGCAGATAGAGATAGAGCCTACATCACCGCACTACTGCGCAGGGGTGAAAAATTTAACGGAACGCCCCGTATAGTAGTGTCCACGATCCACGGCTCCAAGGGTGGAGAGGCCGACAACGTCGTATTGTTTACAGACTTATCCCCCGCTGCGGACAGTACAATGAGAATTGCGCCCGACGATGTTCATCGCGTTTTCTACGTCGGCGTAACCCGTACAAGAAAGAACTTGTATCTGGTGGAACCAGAAGACGCGACAAGGAGTTACGACATATGACGCGTGACGAAATATTGAGGGAAGCAGAAGCCCTGATCAACGGGGACCGCGCCAATGACTACGGCGATGCAAAACAAAACTTTCAAGACATTGCAGAAATGTGGTCTATCTTTTTAGAAAAACCGATCAACCGTCAACAAGTGGCGGTCTGCATGGTTCTGGTAAAAGCAGCCCGTCTGATGAAGTCCAACAAACAGGACTCTTGGGTAGACATTTGCGGCTACGCAGCATTAGGGGGCGAAGAATGAACTGTTGGCACTGTAAGACCCAACTCTTATGGGGCGGTGATGAGGACTGTATATTTGAAGAAGATTTTGATATGGTGACCAACCTATCCTGCCCAACATGCGAAAGCTTTGTTTTAGTATTCTACAAGGAAAAAGAAGATGAGCCTACAAATGGCGATGTTCACGCCGAACAGTGAATGGGTGCCACCAAGCGAGTTGCCCGATCTTACAGGCGCTAAAAAGATCGCAATCGACTTGGAAACCAAGGACCCGAACATTAAAAACTCAGGACCCGGATGGGCCACAGGAGACGGCGAGGTCGTAGGCTACGCCGTTGCCACAGAAAACTGGAAGGGTTATATCCCCATCAGGCACTTTGGCGGCGGCAACATCTGTGAAAAACAGGCCAACCGCTGGCTTAAAAAAGTGTTTGAAAGCCCTGCCGACAAGATCATGCACAACGCTCAGTACGACGCGGGGTGGGCAAGGCGCATGGGTTTTACCATCAACGGTAAAATCATCGACACAATGGTCCTCGCTTCTCTTTTAGATGAGAACAGGTTTAGCTACACGCTCAACTCCCTATCGTTTGATTACCTTGGCAAGGTCAAGTCGGAGAAAGAACTGGTCGAAGCCGCAAAAAATTTTGGCGTAGACCCAAAGGCCGAAATGTGGAAACTGCCCGCCATGTTTGTAGGACCCTACGCAGAGGCCGACGCCGAACTGGCGCTCGAACTACATAACTACTTCTCCGTAGAAATAGCTAAAGACGGCCTCACAAATATCGTGGACGTCGAAACACGGCTCCTGCCCTGCCTGCTTGACATGACATGGCGCGGCGTCCGCGTTGATATAGACAAAGCCGAAAGAACGCGGAACGCGCTTCTCAAACGAGAAAAAGAAGTTCTGAAAAAAATACGCAGCGTCGTCGGATTTGATGTAGAAATCTGGGCGGCACAGTCGATAGCCAAGGCTTTTGACGAGGCGTCCCTGCCATATGAAAAGACAGAAAAGGGACAGCCGTCCTTCACAAAAAGTTTTCTGTCCGATCACCCGCACGAATTGGCGCAGCTAATCGTGACTGCCAGAAACCTAAACAAAACATCTGGCACATTCATCAACACGATCCTCAAGCATTGCAGATCAGACGGGCGTATTCACGCGCACATAAATCAAATCCGCTCCGACGATGGTGGAACAGTTTCTGGACGCATATCCATGAACCACCCCAACCTTCAACAAATTCCTGCGCGGGATCCGGAACTGGGGCCAATGATCCGCAGCCTCTTTCTGCCAGAAGAAGGGGACCAGTGGGCCGCAATAGACTTCTCGCAACAAGAACCACGGATCTTGGTTCACTACGCACACTTGTTTGGTGAACAACGAGGCCGTCCGCTCAAAGGAGCGAAAGAGTTTGTAACCAGCTACAACGAAGACAGTAGCACAGACTTCCACACGATGGTCGCAGAGATGGCACAAATACCGCGTAAGCAAGCCAAAACCATTAATCTTGGCATGATGTACGGTATGGGCGTGAACAAACTGGCGGCACAGTTAGACATTCCGGTGGATGAAGCCAAAACTATCGTGGCCCAGTACCATGAACGCGTTCCGTTTGTGAAAGCTTTGATGAACGGCGTGATGAACAGGCTGAATGAACGTGACAGTCGGGGCGCTTTGCGTTCTCTGCTTGGTCGTAAGCTGCGCTTTAACCTCTGGGAGCCAGACGGATTTGCCATGAACAAGGCAATGCCCTACGAAGAAGCCGTGAAAACATATGGCGACACAACCAGATTAAAACGGGCTTACACGTACAAAGCGCTGAACCGCCTGATCCAAGCGTCCGCCGCAGATATGACAAAGCAAGCTATGGTAAATATCTACGAAAGCGGGCGTCTTCCGCTGATCCAAATCCACGACGAAATCGCAATGTCTGTTAAAGACAGAGATGATGCAAAAGAGGTTGCCAACATAATGGAAAATGCTGTACCATTAACTGTGCCCAGTCTCTGTGACGTGGAAGTCGGCCCTTCGTGGGGCGAAGCCGTCTAAGAGATTGATGTACTGCTCATTGGTTGATTTGCCTCAATCATAACTTGCCCGCCAGTTTGACATGTTCTCCTTGATAACTGGCGGGTTTTTTCTTGTCATTTCGCATAACATCCTATATTGTTGGACAAAACTAGAGAGGTTCATATATGGATACCGATAAATGGAAGAGCGTCCTCGTGCCGATTGAGGTTTACAAAGAGATCAAAGCGCTTGCACAGTCCGAAGGCCGCACGATCAGCGGACAGTTGCGGATAATTTTCGAAAGTTACAAGCGTGAGAAAGAAAACGCTTGACCTGTCGCATAATATCATATACTCTGGGCCTACCTCATAAAAGATTTGGAAGCGCCCTGAAGTTTACTTTGGGGCGTTTTCATGTCTGACAAAGACGATTACATAATCGCGTTGAAAGAAACCAACAATTTAATCGACGAATTAATAGACGCCGAACTGAACGCAGGGGCCGCGTACACAGGTATACTGACCGCGGCCCTGTTCCGTCTTTTAAAGGGAAGCACCGACAAACAAGACGTCTTGGGCATTTTAGGTGCCGCAATGGCGTCCGCCGCGGCACATATAGAGATGGAACAATCTATTTTATCAGATATTCACTAATAGTATTGACATTATCTTATAGCATCGCATATACTCCTTTACACTAACTTCGCAAAAGGAGAACTTAAATGCGTAATGTAAGAGTACACTTCGAAGGTATCGCACCTTATAGTCAATCTAAAATGCATGAAGAGCCCAAGCTGCCAAAAGAAACAGCCGACGCTTACGAAACCAGAACATGGCGTTCAAAATGCACCGTCGATAAAGATGGAAACATCATCATCCCCGCTATGGCGATTAAGTTTAGTCTGTCTGCCGCCGCTAAAAAACTCGGCACACAAATTCCGGGCCGCGGCAAATCTACCTACACCAAATATTTTGAAGCCGACGTCGTCCCACTGAACGATCCAAAGCTGGAGGTCAAACAAGCCGACGTCCGCGGCGAACGGCTCAACGTCAATGCTGACGGTGTACGAGGATCAGGTAAGCGCGTATGGCGAACCTTCCCCGTCGTTGACACAGGATATAAATCCTACATCGACTTTATGATTATGGATGACACAATTACAAAAGACGTTTTTGTAGATGTCTTCACCGCCGCAGGTTCTGGTATTGGCATTGGACGTTTCCGCCCAGAAAAAGGCGGCACTAACGGACGTTTCCGCCCAGTTAAATTCGAATGGTCATAATTTACACATCATCGCGTCGCGCCGTACTTCGGCGCTTCGCTGCGCTCCTCATCGCGCCGCAACGATTTGTTTGTTACTTCGCAATGTGCCGCTACGCTACTCCGCACCGCTCGCTGCATCGCTCCGCGGCTCAACTCAACGATTTGTTTGTTACAACGCAACGAACTCCGCTCCTCACGGCCCCTCTCGGCATCGCGTCAACGCGCTCCGCCTCGCGACGCTCCGCTCCGCTTCTCCCCGCAGAGCTACTCAAGGCAACTCGACGATTTGTTTGTTATGCCGCACCGCTCCGCGCCTCGTCGCGCCTTGGCTCTTCGCAGTGTAACGCGTCGCAACTCAATGCCGCTCCTCGCAATTCAACTCAACGATTTGTTTGTTACGTCGCTTCTCAGCGCATCGCTCCGTATCGCAAAGTGGCACAACTCATCACAACACTACTCAACGATTTGTTTGTTACAACGCAACTCAACGCAGCCCAATGCAACTCGTCTGGCCTCGACGCGCCGCGGCTCATCGCAACTCGACGATTTGTTTGTTACAACGCAACGAACGGCACTGCGCTCCTCGCGTCAACGCCACGCATTACGCCACTCCTCAATGCTCCGATCCGCAACTCAACTCGACGATTTGTTTGTTACAACGCAGCTTGGCACAAGTCGGCGCAGCGCTATGCGTCGCATCGCCCCGCATATCAACGCATCTCAACGAACTGAAACTCTAACAAGGAAAACCAATGTTCAAACGTTCGAAACAAACTCTGGAAATGTGTGACCTGTTCCGTAATGCAAACGGACACCTGAGTTACGCAACCATAGAGACGCACTTCGGAAAAACAATTAATGAACTGCGTCCCACAATAATCGCTGCAAAGCGATACCTCGAAAGAGACGAAAGCATCGTCTTCGAATGCATCAGAGGCGAAGGATACAAACGCCTCGACGATAGCGCAAAAGTGGATAGCCTCAAAACATTCACAAGACGCATCAGACGTACCGCTAACAATGGGCAACTCCGCGCACATACCGTCGAAAAACGAGAACAACTCACCAATGACGATAGATTGCGGCTCACGATCCGTGAAACCGCCTTCTACGCCATTCAATCGCAACTCCATGAAATCAACGATAAGGATAGATAAATGATTGATGATCGCATCTGCATTTTCTACGTCGCGGACCGCGTCGAAGATATCGCAAAAGCCGCCAACCCAACCAAAAAGGCACAAGACTTTTTGAAAGAACTAAACCATAATATCGGTGTGGATGCGCGTAGGAAGCGCAACAATCCTCCTCCGCCGCCACAGAATGAAATAACTGCCCCGCGGAAACGGAGAGGAAGGCCAAAGAAAAATGGGTGACGAACAACTCTCAACATTCCAGTCAGCGCACCTGCGCTGGCTGAAACAACAAGTAAATAACCTACAAGACTTGCGATACACAAGCAAAGCACCTAATGACCTAGATCGACAACTCTTCGCCGCCCGCGAAGAACTCGACGACTACGTCAACCAATTGAGAGAGCATGGAATAAACATATGACACTCATCGAAACCATCATCAAAACACTCGAAAAAGAATACGATGATATCATCTGGGACTTCGGCGTCGATGACCCACGGCTCGCGGACCTCGGACGACAACTCATCCATTATAAAAAACTCAGCGCCGCTGGCGAACTTTACGAACCTGATTTCTAACCCTTACTTTAGTATGCGACAATTTGTCGCATTAAGCTATATGCGATTTTATGTTATTATATGTGATGGGGTAAAATGCACCCCGCGCTGTTTGACATTCGAATATCTCAACCCGACTAGGGGCAACGCCCTGATCATGTCAGACCAAATCTTTTACTGAGGTAAAGTAAAATGACAGACCATGTTCTATCAAACGGAACAACATTTCTCGCAATAACCGCCGGAATGTACGGCTCTTGGGCCAAAGCAACTGACCCAATTACCGCCATAAAAAATGCTCACGGTAGTGCCGGTGGCAAAAAAAATGCAATCTACGTCATTCATGGCGTAAGCGACGAAATACAATGCACCGAATTGGGCGGTTATCAATGGGACAACAAAAATCCCCCAACACCGCTTGGGATTTTTACCGTCACAGACCGATCCATCAAACCTGTTGCAAAAGGAGATTTTAACAAAAATCACTCCGATTGTCAGGAATGGATGCAAGACCAACTGGACGAACTCGCCCGTTGGAAACGAATGCGCGAGGAAGAACAGAAAAACGCCTGACACCAAAGCCCGCAAATCGCGGGCTTTTTTATTGTCTTGACTATTATCCCATATTGTCCCATACTAAGCCGTCGTTATGAGGAGAACAACATGACTAGCGAATATAGAATAGCCCTCGAACACTGGGCCAAACAATTCCGCAACGGAACCCTGTCCGATGAGTTCGCAGACGAAATAGCTTACCTACTCGAAGATAAAGCGCACGATCTCAAATTGGATGAAGAAAAAACATTCGGCATCTACGATACAACGGAGACAGACCAATGAAAAAACGATACCGCGTCGAAGTCCGCCAAATCAACGTCTTCTACATCAAAGCAAAAAACGAAGACAAAGCACGGCAAATCGCTACCGAAGATTTCATCTGGGACGAAGATCAACGTCCACCAAACCATTACGGCGTAGACATCATAGTCGATGAAGTAGACAGAGAGGGGTGGACA